CACCCCTAAGGATGGGCCTGAGTGCTTGCTATGTTTGGCTCCCCGACCTGGGCTCGAACCAGGGACCTGCGGATTAACAGGCCTACCGGGGCCTCTGCTGGCCGCATTTATACACGTTTTGGCACGTCACGGAAAGAACAAAAGCCCAGTGCCATCGCTGTCGCATTACCGGCGGCAGACACAAAAAAACCGCCACGAGGGCGGTTTATTGTTGGGTGAGCCAAACAGGTCGCACCATGGGAAGTCTCACCATTTGCTCGACAGCGTGTTCTGCAGCAGCACGGCCGCGCCTATGGCTTCGGCCTGGTTGTGGTTCAGACGGCCAGCCGATCCGAACAGGTACGGCTCGCCATGCCCTGCACGATGCGCAGCAAATACGAGTCCGTCAATCTGTCCCTTGTGCGCCATCACCAGCAGATCGGAAAGCATCTCGGTAACGCCATGTTCTTGGAAGTCGAGCACGATCAGCTCGCGCTTCAGTTCGCGCTTTCGTGGAATGTTTGGTACGGCGGGGTTAGACTTGCGGTCAGCCATGATGCAATCTCCAGATAGGTTGCTTTGTGGTCAGGCCCTGCATCGCGTTGACGCGCTTTGTGGGGCCGTTCATCCAACAGGCTGTCGGATGGCCTCATCCTACGCCAGCCACCCCACAAAAAGCAAACCCGCCCGCCAGAATTGCCGTGGTGCGTTTTAATCCGGCTGGCTGATACCTTGGCTCATGCCGCAATAGAAAACCCGCCAGAAAGGCGGGTTTTCAAGGTGCGCTGCGTCACTGCTTTATGCTGAGCGAGCGTCGGGGGTGCACCATACCAAGCCTATCGGCCTGGCCCGTGTCCGGCCATCGCCTGAAAACTCAGGAGCATGCTCCTGAAGGAAACCCGCCGCCGCCGCTATGGCCGAACTGTCTCGCGTTGGCGGTTGACCCGGGCTATTCGTTTAAGTGGTGGCGTCGAGGATCGCCGCGAAGCTGGCCGCGCGCCGCACTGCAATGTCCACGTCCAGCAGGGCAATCACGCGAGTGCCGCCAGAGGTGCCCAAGCTGATCTTGTCGACCATCAGGTCCAGGCCTCCCCACTGGCCGATCATCAGATCCCGCCAGTTGCCGAAGATCATCGCGGACAGGTTGGTCCCCGTGCCCTTGGTGAGATTGCTCGGTACGTTGCTGCTCACCGCGGACTTGTAGCCGTTCATCCAGCCGAAGCCGTCAGCGTCGCGCGCCTCGTCGGACCAGATGAAGCCTGCGCCCGCATCACCGGAAACCTTGGTGGTGCCCTTCAGTGCGCGGCGCACCTTGGCATTCGTGAGATGTGCCATTGCGCCCATATCCGCGCTCGCGTTGGCCAGCGCTTCCTCGAGCATCAAGACGTGCGCCCAGGTGACAGGGCCGCCGTTCGCGCCGATTGCCACGGAGCCAATGCCGGAGGTGCTCAGGATGCCGGTCGGCTGGTTGTCGGCACCTGTGCCAGCAATGGCGGCGCGGTCCACTTCCACCGCCATGAGCGCGGCCAGGTCGGCGCGGATGATCGCCTCGATGTCGGGGGTAGCCTGCAGCAGCATGCGGCGGCTGAAGTCGGTGTACGCACCGACCGTCTTGGGCGTCAGGGGAACCTGACCGAAGGCCTGGGCGGACTCGGTGGGAGCGCCCCCCTCGGCAAGCCAGGAAGCCGTAGCAGCGCCGGTTTGACTGGGAATGCTGAGATTGCCCACCAGGCCGCCGAGAGTGGTAGCACCCAGGGTCAGGACGTGGCTGCGTGCGCGCAGCAGCTCAATAAAGCTACTGGCGTCCAGCTCGTTGGCAACCAGGTAGCCGCCGGCGCCGGGCGTACCCGTAACCAGGTCGCGCTGGCCACGCTGGTGGCGCAGTACTTCATTCGGCACGAACAGGCCTTGCGGCTCCTTGCCGAGTCTTTCGGCGAGCGCGCGGCTGGCTTCCAGCTCGAACCCGGCCTCCCGGCGTGCGTAGTTGGGGTCCATCTGCGCCAGGATCGCCCGCTGGAACGAGAAGTGCTCAGCCTCGCGCTGGCTGAGTCCAATGTCGGGAGACTCTGCGGGGCGCAGCACGCCATTGCCGCGAATGCGGGAAATAGCAATCGAGCGGAAGGCGTCCACGCTGGTGCCGTCTGCGATCGCGCGGTTTGCATCGTTCTGCAGATTGTGGGCGTGGCCGATGGCGGCGATTTCCTGCACGCGCTCGCGCTCTTCCAGCGCGCCCTGGTTGGATGAGCGGCGCTGTGAACGGCTCATGGCGTCGTTTTCGGTGATGGTGATGTCAGTCATGGTTTTTCCTTTCGAGGAAGAATGAGAACGATAGAAACCGGCTTGCGGATCGGCAGGGACCGCGACCACGGAGACCTCGTAAGGGCTCCAGGCGAAGCGGGCCGTGCGGCCGGTTACTGAGAGTTGTTTGGTGAGCTGATAGCCGACGCTCAAGCTGCGGACGATTCCGGCTTTCACGTCTGCCAGGATTTCGCGGGCGGTGGCAGTGCTGCCAAAGCGCGCGACGCCCCTTAGCTTGCCGCCGTCAATGCGCAACTGTTCGACCACGCCGACATTGAGCTGGCTGCGGTCGTGCTGCACGATGAGTGGCAGCGGTGCGCGGGTGAGGTCGACGTCCCGCAGGTTGTGGCTCAAGACTTCAATGAAGTCGCCACGCTCCACGGGGGTCTCGCTCGCCAGCGTGCAAGGGATGAGGTTGCCATCCGCCTGGGCGGCGGTGAACTCAATCTCGCGGGTGTAGATTTCAGGCATTTGGTACCCTCCAATCACGGCCGGGCCCAAAAGAAAACGCGGGTGTCCGGCCACTGAAAAACTCTGCCATTTCGGCAGCGCCTCTCGCTCTGACCAGACACCCGCGCATTGTGGGGTGCTCCCGCTTTCGGCATTCTCTGCATCCACCAAAGGCAAGCGCGAAGCCATTGAACCCGGTAGACGCAGAAGCTCTGAAAGCTCGAACGTATGGGGAAATTCTAACGGGTCCAGAAAACATTGCAAGCCTCTTGCGCAAAAAAGGTGGGCGAGTGGATCAGTGCAGATCGCCGGTTGGCAGATCAAAGTGCAGGCCCTGGGCGATGGCCGTGCGCAGCAGCTCCTGCACCACGCCTGCCGAGGCGTTGGCGCTGGCCTGCAGTTGGGTCCGCACGTTCACCAGGCGCTCATCCTCGCCATGAGGCGATATGTCGTTGATCTCGGCAATGCATCGCTGCAGGCTCGCTGTTAGCACATGCCCGAACAGGACCAGCTCGGCGTATGCCTTGGCGGGTGTGGTGATGTTGTGCTCGGGGTTAGATACGTGAACTCCGAATGATTCGATCATGGTGATGCTCCTTTGGTTGGTGGGGTGGGGTCTTGCTCTAATCGTCGACGGTGCGCCCTGAAGCGCCCAGCACTCTTGTCAGGTCGTCCGCCATCATCTTGGCCACGTCGTCAAGCACCTGACGCAGCGCAGCCGACAGACGCCGCTCGATCTCCCAGGCGTCGGTCAGATGCGCCAGCTCGGGCGAGATCCTGCTCGGCACGCCCATAACCGAGTCGCGGGTCACGCGGCCCATGCCGGATGCCGCGCGGCGGACCCCTGCTACGTCGCACAGCTCGCCGGCCATCTGGCGTCGCTTCATGTCGGAGATCGCGGCTTCGGACTGCTCGCGCATGGTTCGGGCGTCCCAGTAGGGCGATCCATTCGAGTGGGCCACCCCATCCCCCTCCCCGGCAGGCGTGAGTGCGCCACGTTTTGAGCTTGCCCGCTCCGACTGCAACGGGTCTGTGTTCTTCGACCATTGCATGTCGGCGATCTCGGGGTCTATCCGGCGCCGTCCGCTCTGATCGACTACCGGCGTGATGCGCCCGGATGCGACAGCCTGGCTGACGGCGGCCGGTGATACCTTCCGGTGCTTGGCATACTCTGAAAAGCTAAATAGTTGTCTCATGTTCTATATCCGTGAAATCAAGTGGGAATTAAGCTGGGATTTAAAGCCACTGAATCGCCAGCGACTATCGGAAAGCTGCGGCTCTTCTGCACCGTGACGGGGGAGGGCTACCAAGGACCCAAAACGCGCCGCCCCTGTGGTCATGCTGCCTGCCTCTCGGCTGCCACTGCCGCACGCATGCGGGACTCGGCAGCGCGTGGCCGATGGGCAGCGCCTGGATCGCGGGTCAGGGTCGGGGGGCTGCAGTGCCGCTGCAGGTGTTTGCCGGTTCTGCCACAGGCAAACGCGGTGCGGGTGATGCGGGTAATGGCGGGTGATGTTTCGGCCCGTATATATATTTTGTCTTTGACACTTTTC